TATTACCTGTTATATTAACTTCGGTATGTTGATTAGTCATATTTGGAACATAAAAATTTCTATCATTTAATCTATCATTAATATTTTGATCAGTATTATTTTCTATACGATTATTTAAAATATGATCAATTAGTTGTATTTGATTTGTAGGTGGTTGTACTGGTTGTTGTACTTGTTGTTGTACTGGTTGTTGTACTTGTTCATGTCGTAATTCCATTATTTGTTCAGGTGTTAATTGTGGTTTAATGCATTTTTTAGTTGGTGTTATTATTTGGGCATTAATTTGTCCTGCATTAATTGCATCTTGTAATAGATCATCAGAAATTTTATTAGTTAATTGATATTTTTGGACAGTATTTAGTGTAACTAAATATGCAATTGTAGCAACAATACCAATAACATAATTTTTAGTTGTGACATAAACAATAATAATTAAAATAATTAAATTAAATAATTGTGATTTCATAACAGAAACAACTTGTTCAGGTAATTTTGGTGCAATCATGCATGTATAAAATGCAATAAATAAAATAATGGATGAAGAAATATATTGATCATTAATAAATGAATCAACTTTAGAATCTAAATTTGTCAAATTTATGGTATCGGACATATATTATATATTTAGAATATAATAAAAATATTATTTTTATTATATTATTAAATTTCATTTATTTGTTCATCTTCTGTTTTTTTTGTTTTTCCATCATATGCATATGCTAAATTTTCTTTAATTAGAATATTTGAAAACGATTCACTTATTAAATTAGAATTATTTTTTGAATTGATTGCAAATAATAAATTTTGATTATTATTATTGTTATATTTATAAATATTTGCCAATAATCTACCATATTTTTCGAACCCAATTATATCTAAACTAACTATATATACTTTTTCATTTAGTTTTTGTCTAATATCTGTTCTTTTACATTTATAATCAATTAATTTTTCTTCTGTAATAAGTTCACATAATCTAGATCTTGCTTGTAATGCCAATTCTTTGTTTGCATTATTTTTACTTTTGAGTTCACATGTATCTATACCATATAATCTAACTGGAAATTTAATGTATTTTTTATCATATTTTATAATTATGGTACATGTATCACCATCATAAATATCCACTACACGGCCAATAGTTTGATAGCCATTTTTAAATAATGTATTACAATTATCATAATTATAGTTAGCAAAATCGGTTATATTTGATTTTTTGTAAGAATTTCCCATATGCTATATTAATTCAATTATTATAATTATAACAATTAAATATTATATTTTTCAATTTATTGGAATAAATAATATAATATTATTTTATTATAAAATATTATAATTAACCATAAAAAAACCAAGCTATAATAAAGAAAGTTTAATTTATAATTTATATAATAAAGTTCAGGTATATGGTTATTTTGTTAGAAATAATAATTTAGATGGCCTCGAATCATGGAATAACATTAAATCTTTTTCAAGAAAAAAATTTTCATAATAAGAATACAATGGAACGATGATTTATTTAGAATGTATGAATTTTTAACAAATGAACGTAATGGTTATGGTATTAATGATATAGAAAAAGAAGATAGTGATGATGAAAATTTATGAAAAATTAATCATTTTTTCTTACAACATGTTAGAATACCATATAAAAATAAACAATGAAATATATTGCGATTAATGCAAGTCGCATACAATAGTGGACAAATGATTGCAAGTAAAAACGAATATGATAAATATGGATTGTATAAATATGATATGGCAAACATGGATACCTATGTGAAATGGAAGGATGTAAATGAATTAAAAATATCAAATGACGATGTTAAACATATTATATTGAATATCGATAAATTATATACAGGATAGACATATCAATTATCTACAATAATTAATTAAAATATGTCTTATTATTTTATCTTTTTTTATATTTTTTTTTATATGTTAATTATATTTCATATAAAAAATATTCGTAGTGTAAACAATAACATAATACAATTACTAATTTTTTTTATATTTATTTATTCGAATTATTGTGATAAATATAAGCATAAACATACTTATGTTGCATAAAGATGCAATAAATGATTCATCTATATTACATCCAAATTTTAATAATAATTGTTTTAAAAACGGAGCATTATTGTATCCAGCATTTAATTTTTTATTTAACATTTTGTATTCAATAACTGTTAGAATACAATATCCATCTAAAATAAACCAATGAATTATAATAAGTGCTAAAAAAAGTATATAATGATGTAAGTATTCAATTGGTAAAAAATACCATGCAAAATATGCAAATATTGTAATAAATGAATGAAAATAATTTACAAAATATGCTATATGTGTGTCCATATTAAATGATATTATTTTTTTTTATTATTTAAATTATTCAATTATACTTTAACCATATATATTTATAAGATACCAAAAAAGAAAATGCAAATATTTAAATTGTAATAAATTATAATCTTATTTTTATTAATTTAATATTTTTTAATATATTTCTTGAATTTATATTTATTGTTATGGAAGATAGCTGTTTATATATAGTTACAGTTGCGACAGAATTAAAATATTATATGAAATATTTAATTGAATCTATTGAAAAAAAAAATGGTAAATTATTAATTTTAGGATTAAATCAAAAATGGCAAGGGTTTAATTGGAGAATTAAATTGATGATTAATTTTTTACAAAATGTTAAATTAAATGATATTGTTTGTTTTATAGATGGTTATGATGTTGTATGTACAAAAGATTTAAAATTATTAGTTTCAACATTTAAAAATATAAAAAATGAAAAAAAATGTAAAATAATAGTTGGAAATGATTTTGTTGTCAATCCATTGTTAAGACATGTTCAAAATTTATTTGGAAAATGTAAAAATAAGTTTATTAATGCAGGTACATATATAGGTTATGCAAAAGATCTATTGGATATATTACAATATATGCATAAATATAATTCAAATAATACTGCAGATGATCAAATATTATTAACAAATTATTGTATATCTTTTCCACATGATATATATGTTGATATTTATAATGATATATTTTTGGTTATTGGTCATTCATTCAATGATCTAAAATATAAAATTACTTTTGAAAATAACGAAATTATTTATAATAATAAATTTAAACCATTTTTTGTTCATGGTCCAGGATCAACATATTTAGATTATATTATAAAAAATATAGGATGTAATCATACAGATAAAAATTTGATACAAAATCAAATTTACAAAGATTATTGGAATAAGAAAATATATGACTTAATTAAACACCATATCAAAGAAAAACAATCCATAATATTGTTTATAATAATATTAATAATATGGATAAGTTATTATTTAACCAATAAAATTAAAAAAACATATGTTAAATAGTTGTTATATAAATAAAAATATAAAATTTCATCATTTATTTTTGGATTAACATTATAACGTGTATATCGTTAATATCTTAGATCATTCTATTAATTAATGCATAATGTTTTTTGATTTCGTCAATATAAATGAAGTCGTAATAGTTCATCGTGATAGATTATGTAGATTTGGATATGAATTATTAGAAGACATGATAACAAAATATTCATACGGGTTATCTACTAGTAGACAAAAAGTAGATAACCCTTCCTCATGTATTTTAATAAAATGCACAAAAAAAATTAGAATGGAAAATAATGTTGAAAGGTATATAACATTATTTTTCATTCTAATTACTATTAGTAAATTATTTTTTATAATCTATATTAAAAAATATTTGAATATAGATTATAAAAAAATTACAAAAATAATTCATTTATGTTTTCAATCATTTTATCTAAACAATTATCATCAAATAGATATCTAATAATAAATGTTGTAAATGGTCTTAAAGTTATATTTTTATTTTTATTCATTTCATTGAATAATGTCATAAACTGTTCTTTTTTTTCATTATTAATTGTATGATAATAAGTTAATAATCTATTTAATTTTGTTAAAAAATGATCTTGATTAGGATAATCAAAATAAAATTTACAATTCATTCTATTAATTAATGCATCATGTTTTTTGATTTCGTCAATATCATTACAAGTAAAAAACCGGATACAACCATCAGTTGTTTCAATGCCATCTAATTCATTTATAATATTTAGATAATACTTGTTAATGTCATATAATGTACAACTTATGGCAAATAACAGTTATATCATCAAGTTAAAATATAATAAATTAAATATTGTTCCACGCTATGACTTATACTATTTCAAATAAAATATTTATAGTATAAGTCATAGCGTGGAACAATATTTAATTTATTATATTTTAACTTGATGATATAATTTATAATTTTATTTTATAAACAAATATATGTTAAACATATTATAATTTCTTAACGCAATTATATTAGTATACAATTGTTTTTTTTAGTATAATTATTTATGCAATTAAATTGGTCATTGTAAATTAACATATTGTTACTATATAATATATAGATGACAATACCGAAAACATTATTTAATATTATAATTGTAATATTAAATAATGTTTATTGATTATTTGATACTGGCAAATATTTTAAATAATTAGTTAATTGGCGTATATTTGTTATTTTTTGGAAAAATGATATTATGATCAACAAAAAAAAACAATATGTTACTAAAATAATTGTGACAATTATAAATAATACAATACAAAAAATCACTAAATCTTTTTCGTATGATCTATCTGGATTTGTTTGACTACTGGCCATATATAAATAATTATTTAGATAAAGTTTATTATGATTTTTTAACCATTTATTAACTTCATTATCACAATTAAAATTATTTTCAATAAAATCTAAACAACCATAATACATTTTTTTTTTATTAATCATAAAAATTAAATGAAAATAATCATCAATTTTTTTTGGCCATTCTGATAATTTTATTCCAAATGCATTTATAATATCAACTATATTTTCATGACGCCATACTATTATAATGTCATCATCTTTATCATTAAAATTTTTTAATATATCATTTGCCATTAATTTTTCATCACCTGCACAAAATTGTGTATTAATTTTTGGATTAACATTGTAACGAGTATATTTATTATGTCTTAAATCATTATAAGTTATATTATTGTAAATATAATTTGCAGTTAATACCATTCTTTGATTTTTCTTACATTTATTATTTATTGGACCTCGTATGCAATACTTACAAAATTCTAATGATGATGATCCAGTCGCATAAATGTTAATATTTACTTTCGAATTAAAATAATGATTTGTAAATAAATATCCCCAAAATGTAGATCTATTATAACCAATTGAACTACAGCACAGGTCAGTATAATTAATTTCATCACAATGTCGAATAATCCATATATTATTAAATGCTGATATAAAATTTAATAGTAGTAATAATATGAATATGTATATTGTAATCATATAATTTATATATTTATTAAATAAAAAACTATTAAATGTTTATTGATTCAATTTTTTTTATTATATTATTGACTTAACGATATAAAATAAATGTTAATTTAATCATGTTATTCAAGTTTATCAAATAGATAATTTATTTTTTTTGAATTAAATGATTTAAAAATTATCATTTGTGATAAATTATCACATATAGTTATTATATTATCATTATTGTAAAATAGATTCCCTCTAGATCTTTTATAACAAAGTTGTTTATATATTGCAATAATTGCACCATATACATAATCTATATCAAAAACACATTCAAAATTTGATAAATTGAATATTTCATGAAATGGAATACAAAATATTGGATCAATATCTATTAATTTAACATCTGTTACTATATTATTATTTAATTTTATAACAATATTTTCTAGTTTTAAATCAATATATAATAATTTAAGTTTAGTTAATTTACCGAATAATTTTAATAGTTCATGTTCGATAAAAATTTTATTTGTTTGAATTAATTTTATTTTATATAATTCAAACAAATCGATATCATATTTTTCAATACATAATACAAATATATTTTTTCTTATATATTTTATAAACTCATTTGAATGGTATGTGATTGTATTATGTATTATATGTTTAATATTATATAAACACTCAAAATAATATATTTTTGGTATAATTTCCTCTTTTTGTAATGTATCTGTCAAATTAATAAATATTTGTTTGTATAATTCACTATTGTTTTTTACATTATCACATTTTGATAATAAATCATGTGATATTTTAACTATACAATTAATATTATTATAGATACCATCGTAAATAATTCCATAACCACCTGACAAATTTAAATTATTACAAATTTTAATTTTTATGTTTTCATCTAATAACTGAATATTTGAATATTCTTTGTAAGATAATTTATCATAAAAATCTTTATCTTTATTTAATAAAGCACGAATCATATTCATAATAATATAATAATAAATACAAAATGTATTTATTATTATATTGAAATATATTATTCAATTTTTCGTATACATATTATTATTATATGACATTAAAAATAAATATCATTGTTATTTTCATTTGAAGAAATATCATTAATATGTATTGGTACTATATTAATTATATTTAGCATTAACATATTATATTATAGATATTATTATAATAGACAAATAAATATCATTTTACCAGATAACATACAATATACACAAAATACGCAACCAAAAACACCAAGATAATATATTTATTATAGTTAATAATATTTAATATAATATAATATAATATAATGTTAACTATTAATAATATTACATGCCATATTATATTTATCGTTTACATAGTCAAAAAGAAAAAAGTAATAATTATTATCATTATATTGGTTCTACTCCAAAACCAAAAAAAAGAATTAGACAACATAATGGTATTATCAAAGGTGGTGCAAAATACACAAGTTCAAAGATAAATAACATTTTAATAAATAATGATACTGAATTGAAATGGAATTTTCAGTGGTTATTAATGACTTTTTTTGATAAAAAATTAGCATTAAGTTTAGAATGGAATATGAAACATCCATTTTCATTTAGTAAAAAAACAAATAAAAGATTTGATAGTAAAATAGATATAATGTTATTACAAATTGATATGACAATTAAATATTTTTTAGATAAAAAATTTGATCGTATTAATAAAAACAGTAAACAAATATTTTTATTAATTGATTCTGCTGTTGATTTATTATATCAGCCGGATAATTTTATAATTATAAAAATTGATCATTTAAATAATGCAATATTAGATAATAATATATTAGATTATTTTAATGATTTATAAACTACAATTTATCTATATTTTTATCAAAAATAAAATATTCATTCGAATATTTTGTTAATTGATATTTATTTTTTTGAAAAATTCCACATTTAATGTCATTTATACCAAATCCATAATAATCATATAAATTATTATCCTTGACATATTGATAAAAATCAAAAGTTAGATTAGCTATTTTTATTTGCTTATCATTTAATTTTTTATTATCATAAATTACCATCAATTCATTTTCATAATAGATATAGTTATCTTGTAAATTTTTTTTATCATCATAGTATTCTCCAAGTATTCTTTTTAGAATATCTTCGTATTTTTTTAATTTATTCGGATCGTCAGATATAAAATTATTATTTTTTCTATAATAAAAATAAATAGGTGCATCTAAATCTTTTGTTGATATATAGCCAAATTTTATATTTTTTTTAATAATATCGTTTAGTAAATGCATTGCAAAAAATTCATCAAAACCATATTTAAATATTTTTTCGGTTGGTGTTTTATTTTTATATAAAATAAAGTCATTCATTTCAATAAATTTTATCATATTATTATTATATTTTTTTGTAATGATTTGCTCAAAAAAATCATTTAATATATTTTTATTGAATTTGTAATTATGTAATATAATTGTACCCGCTAATATTCTTACCCACGTATTGATCATATCAATTGTAACATAATGATGACCAAATATATATTTACAAAACGATGTCTTAAATATGAATTTTAAATCATGTTTTAATGCATAATTATAACCATTTTTAAGATAATTTAATAAAATAAAATTAATATCTACATCTGAAATAATTACATCTTTTATATATTTATTTTCTTCATAGTCAAACATTGGTAAAAATCTAATAATTGTACCAAATACACCATAATGAAAAGGTTTTTCATAAAAATCTAAGTGTTTGAATCTACATAATTGAATAAAATTATATTTTTTTAATTTTTTTAATAATTTAATCCATACATTATCAATTTCATCATCAATTAATTTGTTTCCAGATTTTATAATTATAGAATTATCAAAATATATTCTAAGATAAAATGTTTTTGGAAAAAAATCATAAAAGTTATTAACTAACTTCATTATTTTTTCATAATAATTAGACATTGATTTATAATTATCTTTGAGTCTAAACAATACGGTCGATACAATATTATATTCATTTATTGGTTCTTTATAATATTTATATAGTTTTAAATTTTTTTTGAAGGTGTAATTTTCCATATTATTATATTGAAAATTAATTTTCAAATCATAATATGGAAAATTATTAGTTTAAATTATTTTTTTATTATAGAATTAATCATTATTATATAATTATGGTAGTCGGTAAAGTAGTAAATGATAGTAAGAATCGTAAAATTGTTCAACTTGAATTAGATGAACAAGATAAACAAATGATGAATAGTTCTGTCTCAAAAGATCTTCATAATCTTTCATCAAAAGATGCAACTCAAATTATGAATTTATTGGCATCATTGTGTCAAATTGGTATATTACTCCGTAATGCGGTTGATTCGGATGAAGAATTAGACTCATTTGCCCAAAATGCAGATAAAATTATGAAAAATATCGATATGATCAAATGTTTAGATACAGATAAAGATGCAAATGGAGCTTTAAGAAATAGACAAGTAAATGGTCTCAAAGGTATTCGTAATCTTTTGACAACATTAAAAAGACTTGGCTTAGTAGATGCATTTGAATTATGTACAGTAACTTCTAGCAAACAAGAACCATCAAGTAAACCAACCGAACAAAAAGGTGGTATGGATCACGGCAAGGTAAAAGAACCAAAACCAAGTCGTGCAAAAAAATCAAAAGGATCAAAAAAATCAAAAAGATCAAAAGGATCAAAAGGATCAAAAGGATCAAAAAGATCAAAAGGATCAAAAGGATCAAAAAGATCAAAACCAAAACGTGTTGCTAAAAAACAATAAAAACAATTAATACAATCGCATTAAGAAATTATAATATGTTTAACATATATCTGTTTATAAAATAAAATTATAAATTACATCATCAAGTTAAAATATAATAAATTAAATATTGTGTTCCACGCTATGACTTATACTATTTCAAATAAAATATTTATACTATAAGTCATAGCGTGGAACACAATATTTAATTTATTATATTTTAACTTGATGATGTAATTGTTATTTGTCATAAGTTATATATTAATTTACCAGTTCTAATTTCTTAACGCATCCGCATTGAAAAACAATAAAAACAATAAAAACAAATAAGTATAATATTTTTTTTATTTATTCATTTATATAAAAATAATATTATAAATGGATAATTTAGAAATAATATCAAATTCTGATATTATTGACTTATTCGATAATAAGTTCAATAATTCTAAAACATACTTTGATATATTACTATATAATTGTTATGATAAAGAAAACAAAACAATTAATCTTAATAAATTAGACAAAATAATAGATGATATTACCGATGTATATCAATCTTTATTTAACATATGTATTACAATGTCTGCATTTCAATTTACTGGTTTATTCTTACAAGATATAACATCCTCTATTGGACCAAATTTAGAATTTTCATATTTTATGTTATCTATTGGATTTATGTTTTCAATGTTTGGTGTTTTGTTGACTTTTTTAGTTATTGAATACATGAAAGGTTTTAGACATGAAAGTAAAGAATTTATAATAATTGGACTAAACAAATATAAACATATTTTTAAATTAGCAGATCATATTATTTATATTAATTCTGTATGTTTTTTAATTCCAATAAATATCATAATATATAAAAATACAAATTACTATATGAGTATCATTTTTAATATTATAAGTATAATATTATTTATTTTTGGTATATATTTTCATCATAAAATTATTGTACAAAAACAAAAATATATCTTATATCAGGGAAATAATTTTTTTGTTAAATTTATAGACAACTATTTGTTAATTGATGTGTTTTCAAAAAATGATAGTCGAAAATATACCAGAAAAATATATTTATAATATAAATATTAATTAACTCTAGTAATCATCAAATTTGCAGATAATGGAACTGAACCATTTAATAAAGTTAATGGAGTACCTACTAACGGATTACGTACTGTTAATGTTGAATTTGGTAATGTAGTTGTTAACATTTGTACACCTACAATTTGTGTTGAACCAGTTCCTCTACCAACCATTGTATTTGGTAATTCATTTCCATTTAATGTTAATAACAATTGACCAGGCTCATTAACAGGGATTTGAAATAATACTTGATATGTTCCAACATTAACTAAATCAAAACTTGTTAATGATAATCTATTGATATCATAACCAAACATTGATCCATCTTGCGGAAATTCAATGTCATTACCAGGTAATATAACATTTGCATTATTTGGAGGCATTAATCCAAAATAATTCGCAGATGATAATACACCACCAGGTGACCCTTGTGCTCCAACTGGTCCAACTGGTCCAACTGGTCCTTGTTCTCCTGTTTGACCATTCCAACCAGGCCAACCACGCAGACCTCTGGGACTTGGTGAACCTGAATGCTTACGAGGACCATGTGGTCCTCGTTTACATTTACCTTTGTTAACAACAATATTTGTATCTAAATTATAATATTTTACAGTGGTATTATTTTTACAATTTTTTGTAAAAATAACATCATAATCATACGAATCGGAACTACAAGAACGTTTTCTCATTTTATGACATTTTTTATCATGTTTATGTTTATCACTATCATAACTACAAGAACGTTTTCTCATTTTATGACATTTTTTATCATGTTTATGTTTATGATAATTGTTACATTTAGATTCAGAATCTGAACTTTCGGAATCGGAATATTCTATTTTATAACAATATTTATTATTATGATTCATGGTTTTATTAATTAATTATATTTATTTTTTAGACTATACCAAAAACATTATTATATAAAGTAAAACATTAATTATTATAACATATAGATTGATGGTTTATTTAAAATAATTTCTGTAATAAAATAACTGTGTTTTATATTAAAAACGTGGACAAACATAATTCGGATATTCGTTACATTAATTGATTAATTTTTGCACGTAATGCACTTGTAGCAGATTTAAGTGCGACTGTTTTTTGTTTAAGATTTGTATTAATATTTTTGATATTTTGTATATCCGAATTATTATTTAATGCAATACTTACACCTTGATCTGATAATATTTTCCAATTATCTATTGTTTGAACTGCTTTTTTAATAATATTTTTATCAACATCTGATAGATTTGCACTTTGCAACTCTGTATCTGGAGAAACAAAATGATTAATATAGTTCATCGCACAATTTAATTCATCCATTACATCCATTAAAATTATATTTGTTTCTTGAGCTGATTTTGGAATTTTTATAGATGATGTTATTAATATTGTTTCCTTGAATTTACCAAATGTTTCTGATAAATTATATATTTTAATTAACGCATTTAATTTAATACGGACTGTAAAAAAGTTTCATCATTAATTATATTTATATTTTGTATCTTTTTTGTAAAACTTGCAAATAATTCACTTAATTCATCAGCTGCACGGCCAAAATCATCGAAACCATCTACTTCAACATCTAATTTCATTTGTTTTGTGTCATTTGCTATTTTAGATGCAGCAATAAAAAGTTCATTATAATCATCAATTGTACCTTTCATGAAAATCATCACATTTAATTTTTCCGGCATAATCCTTTATTTGTGCTAATATTGCAGAATTAGTTCCATTATCATAATTACTTTCTACAGTTTCAACTAAATCTTGTTTAATATGTGCATTATTAACATCATCATTTGTAGTATTGAACGTTGTTTCCGTTTTAACAGTACCATCATTTGAAATACCTTGTTGATTTGTTATTATTAAACCAGGTTCTATAATTGTTTGATCAACCAAAAGTGTTGAATTATTTTAATCAAAAGAATTAATAAATTTGAGGTTAATAATCTAAAATTTATTAATTTTATTTTTATGGCCGATAAAACTTTCAATACATCCGAAAAAAATTATATAGAATATCTTGAAAAATATA